TAGAATCATATCAGTGTGATAAATATCCAAAACATATCAAGTTGATAGAAATTGGAAGCATATCAACATGAATAAATATCCAAGACATATCAAGTTGATAGAACTTTGAGTTGTATCAACTTGATAAATATCCAACACACACATCAACGTTGATAAATATCCAAAACATATCAAGTTGATAGAAATTGGAAGCATATCAACATGAATAAATATCCAAGACATATCAAGTTGATAGAATTTGGAGTTGTATTCACATGAATAAATATCCAAGACATATCGAGTTGATAGATGAATCGTATCAACATGAATAAATCTCCGAAACATGTCAACTCGATAAATATCCAAGACATATTCAGTTGATAGATTGGAGTCATATCAGTGTGATAAATATCCAAGACATATCAAGTTGATATAACTTGGAGTTATATCAACTTGATAAATATCCAAGACATATTCAGTTGATAGAATTTGGAGTCATATCAATGTGATAAATATCCAACACATATCAAGTTGATAGAATTTGGAGTCATATCAGTGTGATAAATATCCAAGACATATCAAGTTGATAGAATTTGGAGTCATATCAACTTGATAAATATCCAAAACATATCAAGTTGATAGAATTTGGAGTCATATCAATGTGATAAATATCTAACATATGTCAAATCGATAAATATCCAACACATATCAAGTTGATAGAAATTGGAGTCATATCAGTGTGATAAATATCCAAGACATATTCAGTTGATAGATTGGAGTCATATCAGTGTGATAAATATCCAAGACATATCAAGTTGATAGATGAATCGTATCAACATGAATAAATATCCAACATATGTCAAATCGATAAATATCCAACACATATCAAGTTGATAGAATTTGGAGTCATATCAACTTGATAAATATCCAACACATATCAAGTTGATAGATTGGAATCGTATCAACATGAATAGATATCCAAAACATATCAACTCGATAAATATCCAACACATATCAAGTTGATAGAATTTGGAGTCATATCAACTTGATAGAAATTGGAGTTATATCAACTTGATAAATATCCAAGACATATCATATCAACTTGATAAATATCCAACACATATCAATTTGATAGATCGGAATCGTATCAACGTTGATAAATATCCAACACATGTCAACTCGATAAATATCTAACACATATCAAGTTGATAGATATCCAAGACATATCAAGTTGATAGAAGTTGGAATCGTATCAACGTAAATAAATATCCAACACATATTCAGTTGATAGAAATTGGAGTCATATCAGTGTGATAAATATTCAACACATATCAAGTTGATAGATTGAAGTCATATCAGTGTGATAAATATCTAATACATATCAAGTTGATAGAATTTAGAGTTGTATCAACTTGATAAATATCCAAAACATATTCAGTTGATAGATTGGAATCGTATCAATGTGAATAGATATCCAAGACATATTCAGTTGATAGAAATTGGAGTCATATCAGTGTGATAAATATCTAACACATATCAACTTGAATAAATATCCAAAACATATCAACTCGATAAATATCCAAGACATATCAAGTTGATAGAAATTGGAATCGTATCAATGTGAATAGATATCCAAGATATATTCAGTTGATAGAATTTGGAATCTTATCAACATGAATAAATATCCAAGACATATCAAGTTGATAGATATCCAACACATATTAACTAGATAAATATCCAAGACATATCAAGTTGATAGAACTTTGAGTTGTATCAACATGAATAAATATCCAAGACATATTCAGTTGATAGATATCCAACACATATCAACTCGATAAATATCCAAGACATATCAAGTTGATAGAACTTTGAGTTGTATCAACTTGATAAATATCCAAGACATATTCAGTTGATAGAAATTGGAGTCATATCAGTGTGATAAATATCTAACACATATTCAGTTGATAGATCGGAATCGTATCAACTTGAATAAATATCCAAGACATATTCAGTTGATAGAAATTGGAGGAATATCAACATGAATAAATCTCCGAAACATATCAACTCGATAAATATCCAAGACATATCGAGTTGATAGAAATTGGAGTCATATCAGTGTGATAAATATCTAACACATATTCAGTTGATAGATGAATCGTATCAACATGAATAAATATCCAACACATAGAAAATCGCCAAAGATAAATTTTAAATCGATGTACATATGTTTATCAAAAATAAACATATGTTGAAATCGAATTCAGAAACAAAGATCGAAATAATTTCATGAAAATTTAATCTACCATATTTACAAAAACAATGGCTCACTTCAAGCACCGCAAGAAATGCCACAAACTGTCCTCGTCTATCTCCTCCGATGATCTCTGTGACCAGCCCATTATCATCTGTAAAGATGAATCAAGGAAAGTAAAACGGGGTCCGACTGGACCAACTGGTGCCACGGGTGAACGAGGAGCGACAGGTGAAAGAGGTCCTACTGGTGAGAGAGGTCCTACTGGTGAGAGAGGTCCTGCTGGTTCTCTCGATATCACTTGCTTCTGTCTTGGTATCCCTGGAAATGGAGATCAGTTAAGATACGATCCCTGTGCCGATATCAAAGATCTCAAAATTATCTCCTCTGTCTGTCAAAACTCCGGTATCGAATTCGAAGAAGATACCGGTGTAATCGAGGTCCCGAAAGCAGGTATCTACATGATCGATGTCTTTGCCAATGTTATTGGTAAGGCCTCCATTGTCGCTGAGATTGAAGGTGGTAGGAATAAATGCAACAATCATCTTTGTGATATCATAGCCCTTGGTGATAATACAGTTAAAGACGAAAATGGCAACGATGTTCCTCTTGCGAACATCCTTAGCGGAAAACTCATCGTCAGCATTGGCTCTCCTGGGGGTAGAATTAAGCTCCGTTCTGGTCCCCTGGGTCTTACTCTTGGTATTGGAGATCCTATTAGTCTGGGTGGCGCATGTCCACCTCTCTTAGTTCCAGTTCTCACACTCTGTGTTTCTCGTATCTGTCCTCCTCTCTGTGAACCGACAATGCCGGAGCCCTAAATTCGATCTCCGAAGGAGTTAATTTTTGTATCGCTCAAGATATGTTTGAAGATGAACATATCTTGAGATTCTTTGTTTTCGTCGGTTTTTCGATTAAGTTTTAATTTCTCAATTGGGTACTTCGATACTCAAATCTTTTTTATTCCTCAATCGGAATATTTTTCTTAAGGTATAAGATAAATATGACACGTATTCAAAAACCAAAGCAGAAAATCAAACGTAAAGATATTAAAATTCCCTACGATGTATCTCTTTCTTCCTCGGAAAGAGATACTTCTCAATCTAAGCTTCCGAAAGACCTCTGTCCCAAAAAGTGTGTCGCCGTTCGTGTCAAATGTAATGATCATAAGGACGGGAAGTGTTGTCGATGTGGCAAGTTCCACAAAGGCAAGACAAAGAAATGTAACAATTGTGGTAAACTTATTCTCTTCTGTGCTCGCTGTAAGGGTCTTCCAGGACCCACCGGTCCCACCGGTCCCTGTTGTACGGGACCCACGGGACCCACCGGTCCTCAAGGTCCCGTCGGACCTGTAGGTCCTGCAGGAATTGGTGTCTGTATCTTTGGAAGTGGTTTTGACGGGGATGTTGATGAGTGTGCGGGTCAGCCACTTCCCTTTCCTCAACGAACAATGGATCGTGACTACTTTTTTAACAATTTAACTCTCTGTGGTAACATTAACACTAACGGTTTCCGTCTCTTTGTTCGGGGAACGTTCACTTGGAACGGAGGAATCATTTTCAATAACGGTCAAAATGGAACCCAATTCACGCACGGAGCCGGAGCCAACTATGGTACTCTTGGAGGTGGGACGGCTGGAGGTATTATTAATGGTGATGGTACATCTTACCCTGCTCAAACGAGTCAGTATCCCAATGCGGGGGGAATTGGAGGTACAGGTTCCATTCGAGGTGGTGACCCGAAACAATTCTCCGTTTCAGGGGGTGGTCGTATCTCCTGTATCAATATCGATCAATGTGTAGGTGACTCTCAGAATCGCCCGGAGTTCCGAGGAGCCTTCCTGCTCAACCAGTTTCCTCAAAATTCAACTGGACGAACTCTTGACGGAGAACAGATCTGGGGCGGAACGGGAGGTGGAGGTGGACTTAGTGCAGGGGGAGGTGGAGGTGGTGGAATTGTCGGTCTATATGTCTGTGCTCTGAGGGGGACGGGTGGTCTTCTTCAAGCTCGTGGAGGTGACGCCTTTAACAATCCCTCGACTCGTGCCCCGGCTGGAGGTGGAGGTGGAGGAGTCATTATCTTAAGCTATGTGACTGTCAATCCGGAAACTGTTATAAATTTTGATGTTACAGGAGGTCTCGGGGCCAACGGGGGAGAGAATGGAAGACCAGGTCAGGTCTTCGTGGTGGAGATCTCCGCACCTTAAACTTTCCATCGACGAAAGGAAGGAAAAAGCCGTTAAAGAGACTCCGCTTAGAAGAAAATGTCAAGTTCTTCTAAGCGAATAACGTTAACTAAACCTGACGGAGTTGAAATAACTGTTAAGATCGTCAAACCTGCTAAACCTTCCGGGACCATTCTTTTTGTCCATGGTCTGTGTTCGGATCTATCCTGTTGGAAATATCAACAGAAACATTGTGGTAAAACCTATCGTACGATTTCCTTCGATCTTAGGAGGAGAGAACCGTTTACCTTTCAAGTCTTTGTTGACGACATTCTCTTTCTTCTGAAGGAACTTAATGTGTCGTCGTTTATTTGGGTCGGAGCCGATCTCGGGGGTCTTATCGGAATTACCTATGTTGCCTCCTCGTCGACTTTTTATCCAAATGTGGAAAAACTTGTTCTGGTGAATTCGAATCCTTACCTTATCAGTGACAAGGAGGATTGGCCTTACTCCGTCTTCACCTTGAAACAATTTAATAATATTCGAAATGTTTTGCAGTCGAATCTTGAATATTTTGCAACACAATGGACGGACTTTATTCATACAACACCAGTTTCTTCCTCTCTCCGAAGTTACACCTATGACACTTTCCTCAAAGTTGGAAGTGAGGTCTTTGAAAAGACATTAAACTCCTGTGGAAAGGAAAATCTCATTCCTCTTCTTCCGAAAGTTTCTGTCAAGACACTTATTATTTTTGGAAGTAAGTCTCTTCTAGCTCCCAAAGGATCTCAAGGCTTTCTCTTAGAGGATCTCCCGGATGCACACATTTATGAGGTCTATGAGGCAAGTTCTCTTCCCTACTTAACTCATAGTGATGAGTTTAACACTGTTCTTTCCTTCTTTCTTCAACGTTAGGTTCAAAGAATATCCGATATTATCTTTGCAAGAGGAAATTTTTCTCCCTTTCGTTAAAAGAGTAAGAAAAAGATAGATGATAAGTATACTTGAGTTTCGAAAAATTATCGAAGTTATCTCTTTTTCAGATGTTACTGTTGTCATCTCTCCTGTTCCTCTTTATGATCTCCCGATTGAAATCGCTCTGTCCTCTCGATCCCTCGAGACCTATCCGCGTATCATCATGACACTCAGTTCCTTCTCGGATATTCTTTCTCAAATGATGCAGGAACTTAATCCGAATATTGTAATTGGCACCTCTCCTTCTGACTTGACCTCCCAAATTGTCTATACCTCTCCCGATCACTTGTGGTCTCACTTCCTCTCCTCATTTAAAGACGGAGCTCTTTCGAACATTACCTGGGCTGACGTCCTCATCATTGATGAACAGTTTTCTTATCTTCTTGATCTCTGGTCCTATTTGCGTTCATCTCTTTCCTCTCTTCCTCGGCTTGTTATTATGGCTCAAGACTCTTCCGTTCCTCGTCTTTCCACTCAGTTTCCACAGGCCTCTTTTTATCAGCTCTCTCCCGGTCCTTATCCTGTCGAAGTAAGAACTTCCCCCTTCAAGTATCCCAAGGACTCTCATTCTCGCTATTCGGATATGGTACGTCTCATCTATCATCTCTGTACGGAAGAGGAATTCTCTTTTTCAAAGGGAGATATTCTCGCCATCGTTCCCGGACTCACAGAAGTTTTCACTCTCTTCGATCTCTTACAACGTCTTCGTCTGCCGACAATTCGAATTGTCGCCCTCTCTCCCGATCTCGATAATATTAAACTCTTTTCGTCGGAGAGTTCGTCTCGGCGTGTCATCGTCAGTCCCATTCTCATTCCTCATCGACGTATCTCAATCATCGTTGATGCCGGTCTGGAATTTGTTACAGGATCATCATGGTCCGGGGGTCGTCGAAACAAGCTCTCTCCTCTACGTTCTCATCGTCTGGGACACTTAGGCTATCTCTCCGAGGGTCTCTACTATCTCTTTCAATCAAAGCCAGAAGATCCCATACAACCGTCCTATTTCGATGTCTGGAAACTTCTTCAGCTCCTCAATGTTGGAAAAGATCCCTCTCTCATCTTTCCCTCGCCAGAGGTTTCGTACTGGCTAACTCTTATTCGACGTCTGGGAACTCCGAAAATCGCCGTCCCTCTCAGTATTAGAAATGCCATTGTCTTATCCCGATGGATAGATCGTGGCTATCCCATCTTTCCAGCTATTGCTATTCTCTCAATGATTGATTGTTTTGGTCCTCCATATTGGACTCTTCCTCAACGACAGCCAGATCAAGATCCGACAGACTACCGAATTGAGGTTTTCACATCTACCTCTCGACTTAATTTCCTCAAGGGCTATGATGATGTTGATACTTTGACAAATTTGTGGAATGCCTTTATGGAAGCGATAGGAGGTCCTGACGGACGATCTGAAGATATTGTTGCGTGGGCCACCAGATACGGCCTCTCACCTTCTAAATTGAGAGAGGTTCTTTTTCTCGTGAAACAGTGTGTTGATCTCTGTCGAAAAGAGGGACTGGAATGTGACGTGGGACCTTTTGAGACGAAGACGGCAACCAACCTTCTTCGACCCCTTTTGGCCGAAGTTTATGGAAATCTTCTGTTGAGACTCTCTATCTCAACAAATAGTCTCTCCTATCTCCCCGTTAAAGAAGATGAGTTGTCTCCGAATCAAGAATACACTCTTGACACTTTCTCCGTGAATGAGCTCAAGTCTCATCCTCCTCCCTTTCTTCTTCCACTTCTCGTCGGACAGTTTGAAACATCTGTCGACTCGATCCGAGTTATCTTACTTGCATGTGCTCTGGATAAAAACAGTCTTGAGATCATTCTGTCGAAAACTTAATCTGATACAACTGATGAAGACTCTTCAAGATCCAAAGGTTACCATTTTGGTATAAGTAGTCATTATATTCCCGAATAAGAACACACGTTTTAGAAGTTCGAGCTCCCCCCTGTCCATGATCTTGAAGATACAATTGTATACTGTTCGTCTCATCATCTTGAAATGAAAGCAGACCTTCTCGTTTTCCGGATTCCACAATTAAATTATCCGTCTCATGAAGTTGAGTAATAATAATAAAACGAGACGGAATTAAAACAATCCCGTCTTGACATGTAACCGTGTCAGGATTAACTGTTATCCCCAAAATGAGAGGAAGATAGTGTTTCCGAAAGAGGACATAAGGTCTCCCCTGAAAGAGATCAACTTTCCCTTGATTCAACATCTGTTCCGACGAAAAAAGATGCCGAATTAATAGGTAATGACGAGACGAGCGGGGACACGGCCCATATAAAAAGATATGGTTCCGGAGATCAAGAGATGGAGGATAAAGCTCAATCCAAGCTCGATGAAGAAGAATATGGTGATTGGAATCCCGGGCAAAGTCAACAACAACACGCCAATTCATCCGAGAAATCATCCAGGATAAGAAAGAGTGGAACACATTATAATACTCACGAGAACACTGTTGAAGTCGTAACAGGTCTCCAATCGAAATCTTACGAATAATCATGTCCAAAATCTCATTCGGTAGATCAAGAAGATTCATAAAGCATTTCTTTCTTGTTTATTCTTTGTTAATAAGGAAAGAATTAAATAGAATGAAAAATTCATTCTATTTAATAGAAAGATGAACATTGAGAGTATCGTTAATTTTATTTTCTCTCCTCCTCCGAATACGATCCCATCCATCTTTATCGGATCCTCAACTGGAATCCAACCATGTCAAGAGGTCTTCTCCATCGCCGGAACACCTCTCAATCAGCCTTTTCCACCCTCTGTCAAACGTCAAATTTTTAATTCTCAACGTCTTCCCCCTGGCAGTATCTCTCCTCTCCCCAGTCCAACTCCTCAAAGTGTCGTCATTACCTTTAGTAATGGCGTACCAGTTGACGCTCAAACTCTAAGTTTGAGTGAACTTCTTTCCCGTTTCGATAATCTGACCTCCCTCGATGATTATGTCTATTTGATTATGTATGACTCCTCGGGCACCTTTTCCAGTACAATCATTCTCCAACGAACCTCAGCTGGCTATGTGAGAATCTTCTGTGATCAACCCTCGTCCGAACCAGCTCCCGAACCGACTCCCGAACCGACTCCCAAACCAGCTCCTGAACCGACTCCCGAACCGACTCCCGAACCGACTCCCGAACCGACTCCCGAACCAGCTCCTGAACCGACTCCTCAACCGAAGCCTTTACCTTTTCCCTTTCCCTTCCTAATTATTATCTGGGACTGGATAGTTTCGACACTTATTGCGATTGGAATTCTTTTAACTCTTGGGATTATTTGGCTATTAATTATTCTTTTTCGATCATAAAGTTTTTTTTCTTTTTCTCGATTTCGAAAAGAAAAAGAAGATACAAACTCAAAATTAAATTCCTACACTCTCTGAAAAATATGAGAGCCTCTGAAGCCTGGCTAATTTATATTCTCTCGGTCCTTGTTATCTATGTCCTTCTGACAATTTGCGGTCTTTCACACTTTGATAACACAGTGCGTCTTTTTATCTCTTTCCTCATTGCTGCGATTATCATTTTCATTCTGGCTCCCTCGACGACGGAAGAGGATCGGGCTTGGATCGGTCTTCTCTATATTGTTGCCTTTGTCCTGCCATTCGTTTTCGCGATTTGGCTTATTTTTGTTAAACGCAATTTCTTTGGTCTTACTGGAAATGAGAATGTGCCTCTTGACACTGCTGTCAATGAAGGTAATACCATTGTTGAACGAACCATCGAGTGTGACCGAGAAACTGGTGAATGTGAACTTGTCGATGAGCGCCAATACCAAGTTCCATCTCGACGACCTTCCCCCTCACGATCTCGTTATTCTGGTGTAACTACCCGGCGTTTCTATTAGATGTTTTCTTCGCGAGAAAAAAAGAAAGAAGAAATTTGATTCAAGTTAAATTGCTCTCTCTAAATGAGAGCATAATCTCTCCTAATAATGGAATTGACACTCTGGCCTGTCGCGTGTAAAACATGTAGAAAGATTATCGGTCATTTACAAAAGCAATATGAAAATCTGCTTTCGGAGATTATTGATATGAGACTCAGACATGGCTTCTCACGAGAAGAAGCCATTCACGGTATTGTTCGAAATGGAAACATCATTCTCCCACCTGTTATTGGTGATGTTCTCGATATCATGAACTTGAGGCCCTGTTGTCGAGCTATGATAATAAGTCTCCCTCAGTTGGCCCCCGGTTCCATCGTGACCTCGTCTAATGTGGAGGAAACGTCTGCCGATGTCAAGAGTCTCTATTCTCGGCCTCCGCGAACTCATACAATGAAATCCACTCTTCTGGCAATGCAAAGTGCAACTTCACCTTCTCTTTCAGCTCCTCGTCTCCCTCCTCTCACAGCCGGACAACTTGTCGCTCCTTCTCCTTCAGAAGTTGTTCCTTCGGCTCCCCAAGACCTTCCAGAACCTGAAGTTCGTCCTTCCAAAAAAGAAGAAGAAAAAGTCTACACTCAACCTCGTATTCGTTGCTGGTATGAGGCAGTTTAAACTCTGTTTCCAAATGAACATATTGACATCTGGCATCAATGTCAGATGTCAATGAAGTTGAATTGAAAGACTTCCTCCTTTTCTCTTGGAAATCCTGAATGATCTTCAAATAAGAGTATCGAGTGAGAGTTCTTTTTACGATCTTTCTTTCAGATCGTAAAAGAAAAAAAAAAGCGTTTAAATACACCGTCATCTTATTAAAACATTCCTATGTCATCCAGTCAGTCAACGCATCCGGTGTACTGTCTTTCAAGTGTGATTCGATGTGGACCCAATCATGAAGGTTACGCCTATCTTGTCTATGGAATCTGTTCTATTACTCAACGAGAGGGATGGTGTCTTCAATGTGACACCTCAGAGAATCAAGACTGTCCTCTCCGTCTCTCTCTTGAATATCTGGTTGAGGAGGCGAGAAAGCGTCAGCTTCTCAATTAAATTTAAACCTATCAGGACCGTTTCAAGTTAATGTTCAAGTACGACTGTAATAAAGATTCTCAAGGTTGATAGAATCAACCTTGATGTGGATTCCGATATCAAACGAATTCGTTTCGAAAGGTTGAGATTTAAATTAAAGAAATCGGAGAAAGAAGGCTAATTAATGTTCTTCAGCTAGCGAGAGAGCGATAAAATTTCATTGAAGGTAGAGAAAAATAATATTACTTTTTTTTTGCCTATATTAAAAAACATGCGACGGTATCGCGTTACACTTAAAACAGATCCTCTGAATCCTGTCATTCTTCCAGATACGTACGCCTTCAACGATGAAGAACTGCAGGGTATCTGCATAATGACACTTGCGCTCTATGGAGACAATGCTCCGAAAGTTCTTGAAATCGAGGATAAAGCTGCACGTTCTGTCAACTGCTCTCGTCTTGTGGATTTAAATAAGACGATTTTGGCTGAGGGTGAGGAGATCTTTGAATTTGGGGATGAGGGTGATGATATCGAGACTCTTCTGAAGGAGTTAAACATATACCCGACAAAGAGGAGACTGGCTATTGTTAGGGGATTCTTTGGCAGCTATCTTGTGCAGTTTGACACGGAGGAATTTCTTCGAGGTATGGAGACGGCATGTTCCTGGTTCACAAACTATTGTGGAGGGATCGATGAATTTGTTCTAATTTTCTGATTGGGATGGAGATTAGGAAAAGGGATCATCATAGCCAATAAGAATTCGACCAACAAGAAATCCAAACAAACTTGAAAAGATTACACCGATTCTCGTTGAAAAGTTCCAGAAGGGACTTTTAAACTGGCACATATATCCACAGATGACTTCATACACAAGAATAAAAACAATGTAAAAGAGAGGCCCAAATGTCCAGGGAGAAAAGAGAACTCCCAGACAGAATGAGACAATAAGTTGAGCCAACTCGGTGTAGTGTTTGTTATGAAAATCATTCAGCCAAATGAGATAGGAATACAGAGAAGTCTTTTTTCTTGTTGGAGCGGAAGAAAAATTTGGATTCGTATTCCCAGGGACCATGGAAATGAATTTTATTTTAAAAGGCCAATTAGAAAAAAGAATGTCCTCGAATGCTATACCGGAACCTTTGCGGGATCTTTTGGGAAAGCTCGTCTTTCTGTCGATGATTGAAAAGAATAAGAAACCGTGTATGCATGATATGACGTTTGTTCGTGATAGTTCATGGTTGGGTGCACTGAAACGGAGTCTTCGGGGAGAGGGTCGAAAGAGTATGATTTTACATATTCATCAAATCATTGATTTGGCGATTGCTTCCATAGATGAATATCGGGACACTGAGTTTCTTCCACTCATTCTTAACCGATTGGCCGAGGCTAAAGTTGGTATTACCAATCTCATTACAACGTATCGGAGATATCCTGACACCATTGCCAAAATTTCAGTGTGTCTTGATAACATTAACATCCAACTGGAGAAAAATAAACACCTTCTTAAGGGACACACTCCGATGACTTTCAAGAGCCAAACTTCCGTTCCAGCGTCTTAGAACTTGGCTTCACCCAAATTCGAAGGCGTTCTTTAAGAACAAACGGTCCATTGCAAATGGTACAGTGTTGACATTGGGAACAGGGAACATAAGATGTAACGATTTGTGCGAAAAGTCTCTTCTGGCGTAATTGTTCGATAATTGTATTTCGGTCGACAAATGATGGTATCTTAACCTCGAAAAATTGGGAGCCTTTCTTTTGTTCAATGAGGACTCTTAACAGCAAGTATTTAAGATACTCTCGCTGACCTGAAAAAGAGATTTGTCTTTTCTCTTTTCCTCGATAGAGTTGACTTCGTGTTGATTTTTCTTCCATTCTTCCTTTTCTTTAATGTAATTAATATGCCTCGAGTGTCGTCATATTAATTACATTTGGAACTTTCAAGGTTTGGGGAATTGAATTGCATCTCTTTAAGCTTTGATCGACATTGTTTCGATAGCCGATATCCGATAAGGAGGAAGGAGGAAACGAAAAGATACAAATTGATAGAATGCGATATAAGTTATTCTGACGATAAAGAGTTTCTTGGGTATGGATACTGTCGAGAAGAAGAAGGAAGAGAAGTTTCGAGGAGTTAGGATTGTGCCGGAGATTGATCAAGAGTGGACGGTGGAGAGGATTGTGAAGGAACGAGTGCCGAAGGGGTGGGAGGAAGTTTTTAAAGAGGCGATGCCAGAACTTCAAGACATAAGTGATATTTTGAATGAACAGGAGAGAGAGTATGGGACTTACTATCCGCTAAAGAGGGACTTGTTTCGGGCGTTTGAACTGACTCCAGCCCAAAAAGTCAAGGTTGTGATGTTGGGACAGGACCCATATCCACAGACACTTCTGTCAGGGCTTCCGAGGGCGACTGGGCTCTCATTTAGTGTGAGACGGGATGACGAGATTCCGTCCTCGTTGAAAAACATATATAAGGAGTTGGAGGGGAGTATTGAGGGGTTTAAGGCTCCATGTCATGGTGATTTGACGGAGTGGGCGTATCAAGGAGTCTTTCTTCTCAATATGTGTTTAACAGTGATTCCAGGGAAGCCTGGAAGTCATAAGGAGTTATGGCTTGGATTTATTGTAAAAGTGTTGGCGTATTTAGCGGAGATACGTCCGAGATGTATATATGTTTTATTAGGATTGGAGGCGCAGAAAGTGCAGAAGTATCTGGGGGAGAGGTCGATTGTGTTTACGTCGTCACATCCGAGTGGACGGTCGGCTGACAAGGGGTTTCTGGGATCAAAGATATTTCGAAAGGTAAATCAACAGTTAATTAAACAGGGTGAGACTCCGATAAAGTGGCAACTTTCCGACTAAGTTGAGATGAAGAAGTATTATACTATACGTCTGAATAGTATAATACGGTAATATTTGGAGAAAATTTCTTTAGACATTCAGACGGAGATGACGAATGTGAGAGACAGCGGCGACGGAGGAGCCGAACCAGATGACAAGAGCGAGGAGGAACAGAGCGATAGCGTTGTAATAGAAATTTGTTCGTGTTTGGCCGAAGAGGGGTTGGTTATTTGGATTGGCACTTGCGAACCAGGCCGCGAGAAGAGAGAGGGAACCAAGAATGGCAACGATGATTGCTAAGATATTCCAACCGTTAGAGGTCATGTTTTCAAGAAGAAGATTTTTTTTTCATGAGAAATTTCGTTCTTTTATCTTTCGTTAAGATGACGATCTTGAAAAACTCTCTTAAAATTCGGAAAAGATTTTACATGGTATATCTTGCATTGCTCGTTTTTCTCTGTTGAAGAATGAGAGAAGGGTGACAAGGGAAGTCTCAGACGATTGAAAATAGGAGAATACCTCCAAAAATAAATACCAAGATAACTAAGATTATAAAGAAGATAAGAGGTAAAAGGAATATATACCAAGCGATGCCGGGATGACATGATCGACAGATTAGATATAAGGCAAGAATAACCAGAGCCGACCAAACGATTGTTACGAGAATTGGAAAGAGTTTAGCTGCCCATGGAACTGGACTCATCATTGTTAACACTAAGACAATGGCAGCTAAGACGACGTATATTATCACAGGTATACACCATCCTGAACATTTTACAAGGACGAGTTTTGTTGATACAGCTCGGGAATCGGTTTCCATTCTTTAGAGACGGAAGAAGAATTTCTTTTTCTTTTAAATCGTTCGTATGATATGTCTAACTTCTATCTTAATAGAAGATAGACATATCATGTTAGACTTCGAACTCATCTTTAAACTCTCCTGGAAAGAGAATACCATACTCTCGTTGAACGTCGAGCACTTCTTGAAGAACGGTTGCTTTTCGTGCCAACGCATTCAGAATTGAGGTTTCTCGAACACTTACCTGTCCATAGACGAAGCGAATCGTGGCCTTACTTTTCGTTCCATGGCGATGAGTGCGATAGATGGCTTGATGGAGATCAAGAATACTGTAAGTCGGACTAATATACGTATAACGAGGACGATTTCCTATCTTGTCGTCGAGACTGATTCCCACACCTCCAACTTTAATATTTGCAATGAGAAGACGTAAGTCATTTGTGTCTTGGTTAAACATTTCAATAATATTAATCCGTTCCTTTTCTGGAGTAGCCCCATACATGATTGCAGGATGAAACTCCTTCAGACCGTCGGAAAGTGTCTTAATCGATTCAACATAGTTAACATAAATGATTTGTTTTGCATTGGGTTCGGCGGCGAAGCGTTCTCGAACGAGACGTAAAAAGATTTCAATTTTGGTGAACTCAATGTTCATGTGAGAGTAGGTGATGGCACGCCAGTTAACTCCCCGTTGATCCACAATCTTGGTAATGGGATTGTACCGGGCCGCTCGCTGAAGATCTCGGATCGCTTGTTCAAGTTTGGAGGCACCTTCTTCACTGATCTTGTAGTAACCATTTTTAATGTCTTTCTCACTGTCAATTCGAGGAGGAGGCATGGATGAGACAATTTTAGGTTTGATAACACTCAAATAGAGACGATAACAGAGTCCGATAACATTTTTATGATCCAGAGGATAACTCCGGAGAATCTTCTGAGTGGCGAGACTGTCGAATTGTCGACAATTATCGATGAGTTCCTGAGCACCAAGAAGTTTAAGTTCAAGAAGGTCACGTCGATAGGTGTAGAGAGTCTCACTTGAAATCAATCCGAGAACTCGGGCAAGATTGACGGCACACTCCTCTTTATCAAAGGGTGTTCCTGAAAGAAGACCAATTCTCGTCAATCCTCCCATTGAAAGACAGGCTGACGTTAAGGCTTGACACGCCTTATACTGATCATTATCATTCTTAATATATTGAATCTCATCGAAAATGAGAAGAAGACCTTCCGAGATGAGAGAAAGAAACTTTTCCGTGGGAGAGAAAGTTAAGGTATCAGAATCATTCCGAGTTAGAAGACCATGTTTGGGTTGTTTTCCAGAGATACTTCGAAGCTTCTGATAGGGAACAATAAACTTGACATCTAAGTTATATTTGGTCTCCAATTGAGACCAGACTGAGACCGTAATTCGAGGACAGATAATACCGAGAGAAAAACCATACTTCAATGCGAGAGCTGTGACAATATATGACTTTCCAGAACCTTGAAGAGATGTGTCGATGTAATAGGGATACTTGAGAAGAATTTGTTCGACACGTTGAAAGTGTTCGATTTGATTTTCTTCAAGTCTTAAACCATTCGGAAACTCCATCTCTCGAGAGAGAAGTTTAATACTCGATATAACTTACCGAAGTTAAGTATTAAACTTCTTAAATCAAAATTATCCAAAGAAAGATGGTCTCAGGGAAACATTTCCATTTCTCGATTTCTTCCCAGAAAGAAAAAGAAAAAAGAAAAAGAATTTATCCGTGAAATGTTATTCCCGGAAATATAAAATGGGACAATCTATATCAGCGTTTGATTGGCAGAATCTTGCTGATTTCGTCTCTCTGACTCCAGATCAGGCGGAATGTATTGTGTTATTTACTCGCAATCCGATCGAGGATACTTGTAAACTTCTGAATCGGAATCTCATTGAAATCGTGAATCAATTCGCTCATGGAGATAATGAGACAGCCTTTGCTCTTGGAAAAGGCCCCTGTCCACAGTGTGACCGACCAACCTTCTACCGCTTTGCCAAAAGTTACTGGAAGTCGAAACCCTACACTAATACCGATAAGAAGTTTATCATACATCTCATGGCCTGTATTAAGAAGTATAATCTCTCCTATGTCTATTTACTCATTGCGGATGGAGACTTGAATATTAAACAAATTCTCCGTGCATTTAAGATTGAAGATGATAACTTTATTCCGTTGAAGAAGTGTGAAACTTCAACTTCAACTGTTTCTGTCCTCGAGGATCGTCAAGTCCAGCTTCAACAGGAACCTTCTTCAGATTGGAACTTCTTCCTCTTTCTTATCTTAATCGCCATTATTGTCATCGTTCTCTGGCTTATCTTAAGAAATACCTAACATCAAACTTCTTTATCTAACATCGAATTCTTTTTCAAGAATTCGATGTTTGAACTTAGACGGAAAACGAATGAGCCTCAATCGCTCGACGATTGGTCGTCTTGACCTGACTCTGACGGAGAAATTTCAAGGTCTTCTTCGGATGAAGTGTACGTGTGATTTCTCGAGACAGTTTGATAACTTCACGTTCCAAATCATTATTCCATCCAATCTTGTTTAAGTAGGCCTTCAGAATGACAGCTTCAGCCACCGAATCATAGTCATTTAACAGTTCTGGCGGATCCACCGGTTTTCTTTTCTTGGCCGGATGAGAAGTTAGCGGATTGAAATAGAAACACTGCTCTCTTGACACCGTGTTATGATAAAACATCTGTGACTCATATTTAACAATGTCCCAGTCAATCTCATCTGTTGACTTTGGAATCAGACGTGTCTCCGTCGTCGTCTGAGGACCCCACGGTTGAAGAAGAAGATCTCCCGCCAAATAGGACACTGTACGCGGGGCCGTCGGATAGGAATAGGGCAACCGAAACTTGAGCAGTGCCTTCACTGGCTTCATTATCAGATACCAGTTCTTCTGTGTAGTCATATCTGTGTCGATCATCTTTTCATTTTCCTCTGTTGTCAGCTGTGTATAGTCGGACGACCGAATGTCACTGATTAAAAGAACTTCATCATTGAAGTGAGACCAACGACGAGCATCATCATCTGTAAAGTGTCTCGGATAGAGAATAAGACGATTCGACTCCGAAAAATTAAACGGAAGAGGATCGTATAGATGAAAAGTTATCGTTGGAAAAAGTTGACTTAAAAACGGAATATGTGTGCCTGGTGAGGCTCCGACATAAACAACTGTCGGATTTGGAAGTCTCTTCTCATCCCAATATAAGGTGAGAAAGGCAATTTCACCGAGAAGAAGTTTCCGTTGACCCCAGTGGACAGCCTTTTTCTCCTCATCAGTTCGACGGCGGTAGGGTATCTGGGGAGCATCTGGAGACAGATGAAGAGTATTCAATGTAAACTCCATGTTACGAACACATGGAAAACTAACTCGTTTCGATCAAAATTAAGATATTTTATTTTCCTTTTCGAAAAACGTCGATATGTCACTCTCCTCCCGACACCAAGAGGACCTCCTTCTCGAGGAAATGAAATCTCGTCCGATTATTTTAATGGGAGAGGCCTCTCATGGCTCAAAAGAATTTCATGAAGACAGAATTTTCCTGACTCAACGACTTCTTCGAGAACAAGAAGATAGTGCCCCCTTTATTGCCCTTGAGTGGGACTGGTCCGACTGTGCTCGCCTTAACCGATATGTCCACGGTCGAGATCCTCATCTCACCGCCAAAGACGTTTTACTGACATTTTCTCGTTGGCCTCAATGGATGTGGGCGAATGAAGAAGTCGCAACTTTTATCGAGTGGCTTCGTCGGGAAAACACTTTGCGGAAACAAAAAGTCTCTATCTATGGTGTGGATCTTTTTGGTCTCCAACGTCTCATTTCAGAAACACCTTCCATTTCAGCCTTTTTCGAAGAATGTCGTTTGAATCCTTCCAATAACGAACAACACTTGACTCCTCCTTGTCTCGAGGAACTTCTTCATATGCCGTTTTCCTCCTCTCTCTCTCAAAGTAAGGAACTTTATAACATCTCCCAACTCCAAAAGTATGTCCAAATCGACGACAATAATGCATGGAACTTTCGAGAACAACACATGTTTAACGTCTTTTCTCATCTTCTGAAAAAGCATGGACGTGGCATCTTTTGGGGACACAATACTCATGTCGGAAACGCCTTCTTCTCGGAAATGAAAAACCAGGGCCTTCAAAGTCTGTCTTCACTTCTTATTGAGTCCTATGGCTCAGACAACGTCTTCACACTTGGAGGTGCCACCTTTGAAGGAACCGTCTTAGCCGGAGTCAAGTGGGGAGGCCCGACCCGTATCATGACCGTTCCTCCCGCCCCTCCCGAGAGTTGGGAGTATCTCTGGCATCAGGAATCTCCATTCTTCTCCAAGATCATCTATCCCTTTGACTTTCCTCGACAGAACAGAGGTCTTCGTGCAATTGGAGCCGTCTATTCTCCCGAAACAGACTTTCAGCAGTTTATTCCAACCACACTTCCAGGTCGCTTTGATGCCATGTTATACTTCGAGATAACAAGTGCACTTCATCCTCTTTCAACTCGATTCTCCTCTTAACTTTCAAGAAATTGACCCGAGAAAAAAGAAACAATTGAAATTGTTGTCGAATCTTCGATTAAAAAATCGGTCTTTCCACCTTCCATTGAGAAAAGGAAAGAAATGAACAGATATACGTTGGAAAAGCTGATCGGAGACGGCTCCACAAGTAAAGTGTATAAGGCGATTAACATTCGAACGTTTCAAGTTGTTGCCATCAAACTCATTACCAATCGAGATTACATTCTTCATAACAATGGAGAAAAGGAAGTCAAGGCCATCTTGCGATTGAAACATCCTCACATTGTGGAACTGTATGAATATGTCTCCACACCTTTAACGACATATTTCGTCTTCGAATATGCTCAACTTGGTGATCTTCTTGAGTATATTAACAACACTCCCTATTATCTTGACCTTCCAACTGTTCACAATATCTTTTGTCAGTTATTAAGTGCCATTGAATATATCCACCAGACCGGATACATCCATTGTGACCTTAAACCTGAAAATATTCTGCTCTTTCCTCGTCCCGGATTGACGCCAAAAGAATGTCTCCAACACAAAAACTTTCTCGTTAAACTGGCGGACTTTGGTTTCGCAACTCCCTGGTCTCCCGATCGTTATATGAATATGACCAAGGGCAGTATTAACTATGCCTCCCCTGAACTTCTTTTGAGAATCCCCTGTTATGGTCCCGAAATCGATGTATGGAGTCTTGGCATTGTCCTTTACTCTCTCCTATTTCATCGACTTCCCTTCATCTTAGAAAATAAATCCTACAGTGACGTCACAAAGATCTATCAGCAACTCTCAAAAAAGGGACCTCCCTTTCCATATGCTATCCCCCCTTCTTTACGATTTCTTCTCACTCAGATGTTAGAGGTTCAACCACATAAACGTATCACCATTCGAGAAATTCTCAACTTCTCTTGGGTCCGAAACCCTGGCTTCTCTGCTCGAGACGCACTCTCTCGACGTGCCAGTGATATGCCTCTGTCCGCCTCCCGTTGTCCCTCCGTTTGAGACTCTGTCTAATATATATCTTGATCAAGATATATATTAGAATCTTCTCTCCTAATATGGAGAACTTTCAACTGTTCTTAAAGCCTTATAACTGAGCTCTTCAATCGTCAGATAGTCACTCAGATTTCGAAAATCGCGGTCATTGGCTTCAACATCATAGGCATTGGACCCTCCCAAAACCGTAAGAAAGTATCTCCGATCTCCACGTCTTTTTGGATTTACTCCAAGAACCTGATAGTGACCCATCCCGTGATATCGAAAGAGAAGATTCTTTCTCTCTTCCGACTCATATGACCGACTCAGTTCGGGATCTTCTTCATAACCCAAAAGTTCAAGTCCTTTGCGAATTTCTTCCATTGTTATTATATGTTAGAATATAATAACAATGCCATCTTCAGAAAGTCAAAATTTAAACTTAGGCCCTCCGATAACGACGATAGAAGGGACTTCGCCGACCCAGCGTGTCAGTTATTGTGTCGGTTTCATCGGTCGGACCGAGGGCGTCATAGAGACGAGATCTCGACAGGCGTGGACTGAGAGAGGTCCTTCTCCTTCGAGGAGAGATTCCGTCAGATCCCGGGGGAACATAGGCCCTTGATACTTCCCAAGCAGGACCCGGTCCTCGTCCCTCCTCACACTCCGGAATATGTCGCCCGAGACGTCGGTTAATAGCACATCCAAAGCGGCGGCGGTCTCTCTCCGCGTAAGTGCAGCCAACTCCCGCCCAGTTTCCATAATAATACTCATTTTCCCCACATCGGACATTTTCAGCGTCTTCCTCCCAGCGACGGAACGAACCAGGAACTTTAGCGTGACCTCGATAACGTCTTGGTGATGCCATTTCCTTTGAAAAGAGAAAGAAATTAAAATTTCGCAAATCTTCTTTTTCCCGCTTCTCTTTTAAAATTTAAAGGAGACATATTTGAACCTCTTCGACGAGACCGAATACCATCGGCCTCCGACCCTGGAAGTTCACGAAAGAGACGTCGACGCTCAACTTCTTCAGGGGAAACATTACACTCGGAAGGAATCGGTTTCCCCCAGCGGACATTGGCTCCACAGGCTAAAGACCGTTTATCAAGATAGGCATAGGTACATCCAGCACCATAAACATTGGCAAAACGATGTTGACCGGGCCCACATCTAACCTGTTCTGCACCTTCTCCCCAGTAATGGAAAGAACCTGGAACTTTGGCCCGACCTCGAAAGCGACGAGATCTTGGGGATGACATTTCCTTATTCCAAAGAAACAGAAAAATTATATGATATAATTATCTTTTATATATTATAATTTTTCTGTTTTAACGTTTTCGAAACGTTTAAAGACGGCGGGAGCGAGGAGAGAAACGGTAGCCATCGTAGAGGGAACCACGGCGACTTACAGGTGAGACGCGGCGACCGTCAGCGAGAGAACCGCGGCGACCGTCAGCGAGAGAACCACGGCGGATTCCAGGAGAGACTCGACGTCCATAGTAGCCGTCAGCAACAGCCTCGGGTCCTGGAAGCTCAGCAAAGGCACGACGACCCGCCACACCATATGTTTCTGGATTGCATCCCTCCGGCATGGGTTTACCCCAGAGAGAGCTACCACCACAACCGAAGCGCCGGCGGTCCTCCTGAACGTAGGTGCAGCCAGCACCAGCCCAGTTTGCATAGTGATACTGTCCCGGACCACAGACAACGTCCGCACCACCCTCATGCCATGGACGGAAAGAACCAGGCACCTTAGCATGTCCCTTTGAGCGTAATGATCTTGGAGAAGCCATTTCTGTTGTTTTTGTTAAAGGCTTGGAAAAAAATTCGCATTTTTTTTCGATTATCTTTGGATCTTCGTGATTTTAATTTAAATAAGCGCAAAATCGACAAAAAAACGACAAAATTCGTAAAAAAAAATTATTGGAGATCTCTTCGTATCTCGACATTTTCGTTTCTCTTTTGTTCCATTGACGTAACACGATCACGAAGCATTACTAAATTACGTTCGATCTGTCGACTATTTGGATAATAAAAATGAGTCCAGAGCCATGAAAAACTATAATACGTTCCGATAAATATAAACAAACTCACGATAAACAACTCAAACAGTGTCGGTAGACGTCTCTTTAAAAAATAGACAATGGGAAGACTTGCAATCAGAGCAGCTAATAATGATATCTCCCAAGTGGAATATTTATAGTTCTGTTTCATCATCTCTCGAAGTTTGTCAATATATTCAGGAGTTTCATCTTCCTCCGTTGGAGGATCAACGGAAAGAAGTGACTTCTTTCCTAAACAGTCATGCTTCTTGTAAATTATTATTATAAGAATAATTCCAACAATTCCCACAATTAGAAGACTCTTCATCGAGAGAAATGAGTCTCGTCTTTTCTTATGAAATCTGAAATATTTAATGATTTGTTTGTCGAAATCGAAGTTTGATTTCTTTTGATTTCTTTTGATTTCTGGAGACGTCTCTTTTAACTTAGATCAAAGTTAGATAAATCTTCCAACATGGATCTCGATTTAATTTCCGAAAATTTTCTTGAGACTTCTCCCGAAACTGACTCGGAAAATCTAAGTCTAAATTTCCTTCCTCTTGACGAATCTGAAGATCCTACTTCGGTCCCGAATACGTCCAAACCTCGACCTGACTATATTCCATTTTCGACTCTCACCAAGTATGAAATTGCCCGTCTTCTGGGAGTCCGAGCTCTCCAGTTAAGTCTCGGAGCTCCCTCTCCATTTTGGCCAACCTCTCCCTCAACGATCGATATCTTTAAGGGTTGTTCTTATAATCCCTTAGATCCTCTTAACATCGCACGGCAAGAATTTGAAGCCGGATATATTCCATTGGTAATTCGACGTCATCTGCCTGACGGCTCTTCTGAAATTAAATCTGCATCCGATCTTGTACCAAAACAGATTTAGAAAAGAAAAGAAAGATAAAATATTTCTCTTTTCTTTTTGTGAGAATTTTCAAAACATGTCCCATTTCCTTAAACGCAAGTCGAAATCTTACGACGGTACTCCTCCAAGAACACGACGAACCTCCCGTGCCAGAAGTGAAGAAGGAAGACCTGTCTCCGCCTGGAATCTGGCAATGTCTATGCTCTATCATCAAAATGGACTCAAAGGAAAAGGTATTCCCCTTCCCGTTATAGCCCGAATTATGAGCCCAATCTATCGCCAAGGGCGAGAACAGGGCCTTCAGGGAGAAGAACTGGCTCATTATACCGTTGAACGAGTTCGCCGCGACATTAGTCACCGAATGCCAGAATTACAGGCACTTTCTCAGGAAATGCGAGAAAGAGCTCTCTCAGCCCGCCGAGCCTCGCCCCGGTCCCGATCCCTCTCTCAAGCCCCATTACCAAGTCCGAGTCCGTCCCGATCTCCCTCTCAAGCCCCATTACCAAGTCCGAGTCCGTCCCGATCTCCCTCTCAAGCCCCATTACCAAGTCCGAGTCCGTCCCGATCTCCTCGGCGGATTTAAACAAAACCTCCTCAAGAAGACCGATTTAAGAAAGTTTTCTTTTCTTTTCCGAAAAGAATCGGATGATAGGAAAAAAAAAGAAATCGAAAAAATCGCGATTTTTTTCGATTTTAAACTCCAAATTACGCAAATTTCAAAGAGAATAACAGAATTTTCGAATTTTTTTTATACCAATCAATAAAAACACGAAACATGCCAACTCATATGAGATCTCGTTCGCGCTCTCGCTCCTATGATGGTGTCGCCGGTCGTGGACCTGTCGCCCTTCGTACCTGGACAAATCTTGTTCGAGTACTCGGAAGTGAAGCTAAAAACAGGGGCCTCAAGATCCCCGCTCCCGCCTTAGCTCGTGCCCTTAGTAAGTTCCTCGGTGATCGTTCTGTTACGGAAGTGTCTGAAGCTGACGTCCGTAATAATGTCGAGGCCCTCCTTCGTGATGCCCAAGCTGAGGTCCGTGGAATCTATCAAGGTCCCGGAAGCCGCTGGGGTAGGGGCCGTTCTCCTCGCTCCTCTCGATCTCGCTCTCGGGCTTCTCCCCTTCTTCGCCGGGTCAGTAGTGAGGAAGCCGACGGCTACTTCGGTCGCTATGGACGCTATGACCGCTATGCCGATCTCTACTAAACCCTTAACCTCTTAACTTCCCTTTCAGAAGTTAACAATTCGATTCGTTAAGCGAACCGAATTGTTTTCTCTGCTTTTCTCTCGCCTAGATGTTCGAAAGAGTCGAATACAGTTCCTCTTTCAGAGAATCATAGATCTGTCGAAATTCGTCATCGTCCTCTCTGGGATAATACAAAAGTTCAAATGGTCTCTTCATAAATCTCTCGATAAGCTCCTCTTCCTTTAATGTAATGACTTCGTTATAGTATTCGATCGTATCTTCATCGGTTATAATATGTACTCGACTGAGATATTGCCAGAAAATATCTGAAGGAACTAATATCAGTTCCCGATAAATCCTCTCATTGGGCTCTTGTTTATATATCACAACTCCTCCAGGATAATCGTTATAGTCCGTCGTAACTAACATAAAATAGCGAAGATTTTCACGCTGAGCTATCTCTTCGATAAGCTCAGACAGAGTCATCCAAGGTCTCAGTTCTTCTGTTCCGGCGTCTTCCCCGTCGATATAAATGGAAACTCTGTTCTCCATTTATAGATTCGCCTTAAAATTCTTTTCTCGCTATTTCTCCAATTCCAATTTAATCATCTCTGTTAATTTTTAACATTTTTGTCCAAATTTCTCTTCTCGTTTTCTTCCAATACTCCCCTTCGTCTCTCCAACTTTGTCAAAGTTGATGTTCGATTTCCATTCGAGGATTTTTTTACACTTCTCTATCTTTATCGATCTCTTTTATCCTCATATCTCGATCTCATCGAAAAAAACCCCTGATTAAATTTGAAATGTTAAATCACTCCTTGTCCTCTTTTCTATATGTTAGGAAATGGTACAGACTTTTCTAACTTCTTCTGACTTTGTCGAGTCAGCCCGCTCTCTCGATGATAAACGATTGGGAAAGGAACGCGTCGAAGCCTACCAAATCCTTTGTCTCATTGAAGACCTTACATTCTTATCTGGACATCTTCATCTTCCAGTTCCTCCATCTCGCGACAAACTCCGAGAGTGGATACGTCGGATCGCCCGAGATTATAAGAAAAAGTCGTACCGTTTCGTCGTCAAAGACGGCACCTATCAATGTGTCAACGACACCAATCTTCGATCTTTAAAGAGTCAATGGAATAAGGACGGATATCGCGTTGTGTCTTTGGGCTTCGTTTATCATCCCATCGTCCAAATGTGGTTCGGATATTCGGATGCTCTTAAACTCTATATCAACGCACATATCCAGGTCTGGATTGAACGCGGGTATAAAAATAATATGAAAACTTACTCCGTCCCGGATAATCCACCCCGTCCCCCCTGGACATATGACCCGAAAGTTCACTTAAGTCATCGGGCTGCCCTCCTTCATAAGGAAATCACTCGCCATGAAAAACCCTGGTATCAACTGAAAACGGACTTCCTGAACGCCGGACCCTTCACAGATTACATCTGGGTTCTCGACTAACTTCGTCGCAATATTTTAATCCTGTTATCATGTCTTCTGATAACAGGATTACACTTTCACTTAACACATCTATAAGTAGTAATAGTCTGGAGTCCAATACAAATTCCCCCACGGTTGCTCAACCTCCGAACTGCCATCATATAACCCATCCCAGTATGCATATTCGGACATCTGCCCGACACTCGAAACCGCTTGAGAAATTTCCTTCAGCGTGTCGTCAATTTCATTCGCATTCAACTTGAGACGTTCCTTGACAATCTCAACATTATTCGAATTTAATACACGAAATAATTCTTCGAATTCATTTCGAAGAAACGTCAAATAATCTCGAAGAAATTCCGTCGAAATATACGTGTTCCCTCGAACATCTCTTTTGATAAGAGTTTCCATTTTCCTGAGACAGCATAATTTTATTTCTCCTCTTTTTCTTTTCAGAAAAAATGAAATAGAATTGATTACATTTCTTTGAGACAGAAGAGAAGTCTAAATCTGTATCCAATCTTAACTCATGTCGAATCAGATCTCTTCCCTTGACAATATCTGGGAATCCCGACAGGCACTCCTCTCTCTCTATCAGAGAGCTGGACTGTCTCTCTCTGATGGTGTTTCAATGCCGGAAAAGTTCGATCTGGCCAATGTTTTCTATTCAACACAAGGCACTTTGAACATCGATCATGCGGATATTAACGCGGCCCTCGATGAGTGGGATGTCTCTCCGCAATATCAAGATCTCATTTCCGAACAAGGACCTGGTGATTATCACTGTTGTTGTTCCCAGAACCTTCGTTATGCCCATATCGCCCGCAACCGCTACAATGGAAATGTACTTCTTGTCGGCCGTTGTTGTTATGATAAGTATGACGGTCACCTTGACGTTGATGATGACAGTTTTATTGAGCCTGACAGTAGTGAGGAAGTCGACCCGGATGCTGACTATGATCCCCAGGAGGAGAAAAGACGAAAGCGAAAGAAGCTCCGTCTAACCAACTCCTCGAGCAGTGATAGTGATAATTAAATAAAAAAAAAAAGCCCTCTTTCTTCGTCTCTTCCAGAGAGAAACGAAGAAAGAGGGCTTTTTTTTGTTACGTCTGTTTTTCAAACACAAGCACTGACAATGCTTCGAAGAGTTTCGGGAGATTCAAAATCACCGTCGTCAAGAGAGATCTTCTCAAAAGCGGAGGTAAGTTCATCAATCGGATCCGGCTCATAAAGAGAGAGATACTCGTCATATTTAGAATAACAACAATCTCCAATGAAGAGAACAGCTCCCGTATTCATATTCACGGCGATGTAAGCCATCTCAAGAGGTCGAGAACAACAACAATAGAAGGTTCGGGTGAAGATGCGACGTTTGTTGGCACGAGGACTGTCATTTCTAACAATTTTGCGCTTTAACGGTTGTTCTGTCAAGGACACCTCTTTCTCACGATCGGAAACATCGAGAATTGTCTCCTCAAGACATTCATCGAAAAATCCCGGAAGATAAATTCTATCCGGATCGATCACCCATCCATCGAACACATCTTCAAGATCGGCTTCCTCCCAATTCCATGAGGGCTTCGATGAAAGGATCAGATGCGCCAACCGAAACTTCTCCTCCGTATTTTCCCCATTCTCGGGAGAAAGTCCCGCCAGAGTGTACAGTCCTCTCAAAAACTGGAAAGACTCCTCAGGTCTGTCTAACATGTCAACTATCGAAGTCATCGTTCGAAATTCGGAATTCAATCTCTCCATACTTTAAGGAAAAATTATTAAATCCGAATCAATTCTTTTTAAAGGAGAGAGATTCCTACTATTTAATTCGAAGACATCTTTGTTGCCAAAAGTTTCGATCAAGTTGAGAAGGAAGACATCGATAATATATTTCAACGTTAAAAGATGGAACATAAGCCATTTCCCAGCAAAGGGTTTTTTGGAAGTTCCATATTAACCGGATTTATTATGATCACGTTTCTCGTCATTGTAGCTCAGTTCTGATATGATGCTCTTCGCCTCGGAATAAGAGCAGCCCTCGGTGGACGAGAACTCCGATTTCATGAGTTCTTAATTATCTCTCTCTTTCTGTCTTTCGTATTTCTCTTCGTTCTTCATGTCATCTTGAAACTCCCTATTACAATCCAACACATATCAAGTTGATAGATTTTGGAAGCATATCAACTTGATAAATATCCAACACATATCAAGTTGATAAATACCAAAACATATCAAGTTGATAGAAATATTGGAGTTGTATCAACT